TGACCTCTGAATAAAAATTAAATCAGTATCTACTTGAATAGCCGGTATTCTGTCAGTTCCATACTTAGATTGTCTTATTACATCGATATTTTTTGGAGTTAGCGGTACACCAGGAGATGTGACGTTTTGACCAGCCCCACCGTTTAGCACATATTCAGAAAGAAAAGTACCCAGAATAATGTTTCCTTGGTAAGGAACCATCCAAAGTACAGGTTCAAAATCACCACTGTTAATAACAAAATTAATAGCATCACTATCGAGACTTCCTGGAGCAAAATTTTCATAATCACTTGTAGCACTACTCCATATCTCTGTAGGATTATTGATTGTACTAGCTAACCAAAGTCTATCCTGAAAAAAACAAACTGACCTAGGCCATCCATTCTGAGCAGAGAATGCAGGGTCTTCAAAATGCCATGAACCAGGTGATGCAGGAGATACAAGCTGATTGCCCCACGCATTAGGTTCACTTATAGTAGGTGGTGCTAAAAGATAAATAGTAGCGGTTGTAGAGTTTGTAACAACAGAAACCAAACCATAACCACCAGAATAGAAAACATACCGGCCCTGGTCAAGAGTTCGGAAGGTATCCGTAAGGCCAGTACCTGTGGCTGATGGAGGGGGAAAAGGAATAACTGCCGATGTTGTTCCAATTGTCTGTGTATACGATGCATCAACGGGATGAACAGATGTGCTACGAATAGGTACAAAAGTTTTAGCACCAAATATAGAACTACCACTCCAATAACTAGTTGCACCAGGATTAAGGACACCCTGAGAAAAAAAGGAATTGGGTGAACCACGTAATTTCCATTGTCCGAATGAATATGATGCGGCGTCATATGGGTCTACTAAAGTACAAGTAGCTATAGGGTATAGTGTTGCTCCTGTAGTTCCATCCGTTGCTGTAGTTCCACTTAAAGCTGTAATGTAAGCATTACCAGTTCCAGCTATAACTGATTTACCTATATCTCCATTTATAAAAACAGGTGCTGATGCTGTAATAGTTGCTGTTGTACCAGACACAGATACTGTAATATTAGCTGACTTTTGTGTACCTACATCTTGGTCAGTCTGTATTGCAGGTGAAGGATTAAATATAGGTTGAAGCAAAGACCAATTTGTATCAGAATTCCTAATCAATTTCATTGGAGGATGATTAGGATGAACTATATAAACAGTATCACCTACTTGAGCAAACTTCAAATCCCATAAATCATCAGCCCAAGAATATGGAGTAGATATTTGATATGGAACACCACCACTCTGAATTTGGCCATCATTAACATAAAATCGTAAAAGAAGATTGCCAAACTCTAAAATATAGGATTGATTTATACTAAATATAAATGGAACCAATCTACTTGGCCCCATTGCATCAACTATATATCTCCAACCTGGCCTTCTAGTTATATCTCCTTGTAATCTAACTATGAAATTATTAAGAGTTTCACAAGCATGCTCATATTTTGCAAGGTCAGTGCGCCCTAATAGCCGTGGACTAATTAACCCTCCAACAAAGCTATGCTTTATATTTAGCTGTCTAGCCATTTATATAAATGCAAGTATTGCTTTGATACTGACAAATCATTCCAGTACGAAATATTGAATGACATTCGTAATCATTTCTATATATCCCTGACCAAGAGCTAACAGGCTTTTGCCATTGTGGAGGTATTTCTAACTGTCTTGCCTGAGCTTGGTCAGGTGGTATTCTTCCACCTTCTGTATCCAATACACAAGTAGGTACTGGTAAAGGAGCAGGTGATGGGATAGGAGTTGGTGTTCCAGTAGCAGTTCCAGTTGGAGTTGGAGTTCCAGTTGGAATTGGCGTTCCTGTAGGTGTATTTGTAGGTGTAGGTGTATTTGTAGGTGTAGAAGTAGGATTAGCAAATACTGCCAAGGCTCCAGCAAATGCATCAGCCTGACTATAGGTCATCGAACTACCGACTGTACCTGTACTAGTTAATATGTCATATCCATTACCAGATACAGCTGCAAAAGGCAATAAATTCCACGTTCCTGCTGTACCACCAAGTGCACTCATACCAGTGTGCCAGCCACTGGTCATTGCATAAGCTACTAACCCTAATTCATTAGCTACCAACGTACTGCCAGTAGGACCAGTAGTGCCTGGTGTACCAACTCCAACATTACCTTGATTAATTGCTGTTTTATCTATAAAGACATTAGCATTTAGACCAGTGAATTCAACTAAATTGCACTCAAGATAACAATTACCAGCAGTACCAGCTTGATTTACTGTAACAGTTGTACTACCTGAGTTAGCATTAGCTTCATACCAAACTTCGGCATCAGCAGCAATACTAACTAAATCCTGGTCATTATTAATAGCTTTGAACCAGGCATTATGCTGATTATCTGTAACACTGGTAATCTTATTATCATTAGCAGCACCTTGATAAGTAGCATCACACATCAATCCAAGCATTGCCCCAATAGTAGTTACTGTATATGTTATTGAATTACTACAATTTGAGGTAGTGCCTGTATATTCAGAATGACCTTTAAAACAAATAGCACTTACACATGGTGTTGCAGTAGGAGTTGGTGTAGCCGTTTGTGTAGCAGTAGGAGTTGGTGTAGCCGTTTGTGTAGCTGCTTTTACATCATTCGTTAGCAATAATATACTCAGCAGCACGAACAAGAATCCAGACAGAATCTTTAGCATGTCCAAGAACATTTTTTTCGTTCAATATCCTTCGATTGTAACTCCGACATATCCATATCTTACGTCATTTAGGTCAGAATTCCAGAAAGGATCCGGCCATGATTCTTGCCCTGATATAGAGGAAGCATCTATTAAGCACTCTTTATATTTTGTATCGGCTTGTTGCATAAGTTGAGCTATTCCAGTTACACCAAAAGATAGTTCAACACAAAGTTTCCATACAAAAGTTTCAACAAACGTAGGGTCAAAAAGATTTGGGTCTTGAATTCTACGAATATACTCAATTCCAACCATCAAAGGTCCTGTTGGATTAGTCGTAGAAAAAGGTTGATTATCACCTCCATTTGAACCAATAGGCTGTAGCCCTAATAATGGAACCGTGACCATACCAGGAGCAGCGTCACTAAGAATAGTATTTCCAACGATTCTATAGTGAGCATCTTTAGGAGAGAACCGATACAACCTAATAAAATCCAAAGGTAACTGATATGCATTAGTATATTGAATAACCCCTGGACCTGCTGCTACAGGAATAATATCAAGATTCATTGGAGCCATAGATAACATATCCAGTGATGCCCACGCCTTAGCAAAGTTCCAAGGAACCTTCCTAAGAAGTGCATCTCTTGACATATTATATCCAGCTTGAGTTATTAAACCTGTGCCAACATTTTGTCCAAAAGCGGATATAGTGGTTTGTCCCAATCTGCTTAAAGCAGAATTAACAATATTTATATCTGTAACAGCAGTTAGACTACCTTCCGCAGACATAAAAGCTCCTTTGCCAGAGAGGAGAACCCGTGAATTCTCCTCTCTGGCTATATCTATCTACATATCACATTTTGGGTGGTGGGGGAAACTAATAACGTCCATGCTTACCACGCCGCTTTCGGCCGCGTTTATCACGTTCCATAGGTCTTACCTCCTTTAAAATTTATGAGCCGGACCACATAACGGCAAATATACATATCCAAGCCAGCACCAACACGGACTAGTTGCCTTCTTCGGTTAATATTACATAGCCCCACAACAGACCATTGGCTCCAAGTGTCCCTCCAAGAGTACCAGTCAACCATACTTTACCCGAACCGAATTGCGGAAGTAGATTGCCAGTAGTTTGGTCTCCCAAGGGGTCGGCACCAACCTGTTCTGTCATATTGGTGGGAGTGCCTGTTGCTCCAGTAAAAAAGTTATTACCAAGAGCAGTTATATTTGTAGCTCCAAGATAATGCGTCGGGTCTGTATTTGCCGCATTATTCGTATCCAACTTTCCTACCGAAACCGTAGGAGCAGTCCCGCCCCAAGCATTATAAAACATCTGACCCAAGATTATCCGTTGAATCGGGTCCATAAAGGTCAGAAGTAATGTATCACCTGTGGCTACAGTACCAACAGGAAATCCAGGTGCTGGATTTGGAGCAGCCTGTGAAAAAGTGAACCGTTGAACTCTAAGCAAACCACGATATTCTGTTGCTCTTGGAAGTGTAGGACCACCAGCAATACCTGCGGCTGCCAGACCACCAACTGAACCAACTTGTATAGTGTTTACTTGATCTGAAACCCATGTATTAGGCATGATTACACCTCCTAAACTTCTGCCACAGGAGCTATAACAACTTTAGCTTCTTCAATCCGAGTTGCTCCCATGACCATTTCCATATAGACTTGAGTTGAAAACGACATATCAGGACGTTTTGCAATCTCAGTCAACACATCTTCTTGCAAGGCAAAACCTACGCCCTGTCTTGCCCAGGCAACCAATAATCTATCATTAGCATTGGATATAGAAGCTATAGGTTGATATGTTACTCCCAAAGGTGAAGCCACACTCACCTGTGGAAGTCTAGTAGTCATAATGAATTTAAAGCCCATAAAGGAGTCAATAGCACCTTCAGCCAAGGCTTTAACAGTGTTATAATCGGCAGAAGTGACCTGAGTATAAAATAGCATGTTTTTTAATGCATTTGGACTAACCGCAATGAATCTTTCTTCATCAGGGTCAACATCCTGTGAATCGAACAAATATTTAATCAAACGTAGCCGTTGAACCGACAATGAACTACCATCAGTAGTAGTACCTGTCGGACCATTTTGGTTGGTTAAATCATTTGTAAGTGCTGTTCTGGCTACATACTGACCAGTGGTAAGAGCACCACCAGTTGATGGGATAGTAACACCTGTGGCACCGTCTGGACCTGCAAAGGCTGTCCCAAACATGGCTGCAAGGATAACATCATCCATGATGCGGCCAAAGGCATTTCTAGCGGCAATGGCATACTCAGATTCGGGATTAATGAGAATCTTGAGTTTGTCATCTTGGTCCACCAAATCACCCCACTGATATGTAACCATACTCACACGTCTCCGCGAGTGGGGTGTTGGTATCATAGGCGTTGGTGCATGCCTAGATTGCTTAATCTGAGCCGCAGTTGCACCAATTCTCTCATAGTAATAGTTCAGACCAACTATACTAGGAGTTAGTCTTACAGTATTTCGGAATCTAGATCCCTTTTGTTGAGCCAGGTGAATTACGTTGTTACGGTATTGCTGCACAAAAGCACT